CTCTTGACGCGCCAGGCCTGCTTCAGCGTATCCAGTGCGCCGCCGCATGATGAGCAGAGGCTCGGCTTGAACACCGGCTCTTTGCGTGGTCCACCGCGTTGCGCCTTTACTGCCGCCATCGCTACTGGCCCCCCTGGTTTCCTGCAAGCTGGTGCAGCCTGTCAATCATCTTCTCCATCGCCGAATCAATGTTCTGACTATCAACGGTGATCGTGCCGCCGTCATAGTCCTCGCACTGAAGCGTGACCTGTTTGGTCTCTGTGTCAACAGAGACGCTTGCAAACTTGAAACCAACCATATTCGCCATGGTCTCAAGGTCTTGAAACGCACTCATAAGCCTTTCTCCTTTCGCATACCCAACCAATCGTATAACGCCATAAGACCGTCATGTAGGTTGTGTGAAGTTTCCGTCACCCGGCTGATCTCCTCAGGGCGGAGGGCGCGCCCCCAGGTGACCGTTGCGTCCCGCATCTGCCCCCAGAGCAGTTGGTCTGCGTCAAAGGTCTTGTGCAGCTCTGCGACCGTCACGCCAAAGCACTCCTCGGCGAACTGGTCAAGGGGGCGGGCCTTGCAGAGCGGGGCATCGGTTCGCATCTGACGGTCGCTCCAGGTTTGTGCCTGCTCTGGCGAGATGCGCTTTCCGACGATCACCGCGCCTGAGTCCTCCCTGACCAAGACCGGCACGAAGCAGTCAATGCTCTTGGCTGCGGGGTTCTCCACGGCTGGCTTGTCCAGCAGGAAGTAGCGGTGGTTCTCCGCCATGATCAAGCTCTTGGCGTCATAGCCGACCCCACGGAATCGCGCATCGGCGCCCTTGATGGGCTTGCCGCAATCCCAGAAGTCATGCTCTGGCCGCTCTACTCCCGGCACCTGCTCCAAGCCGGTGATCAGCGCCCACTCCCCGAGCAGCCCAGAGATGTCGTTGGAGAGGTTGACTTCGTCCCCTCGATCTTGGTGCCGTCCACGAAGCTGGTCGCCAGTGAACTTCCTGCGCCCCGCAATGGCGCCAAGTCCGACAAGGTACTGCGGCTTCAGATGCACAACCCTCATGACGCCAGCCTCTTGGTGGATCGGATGTAATCCATCCACTGCGTGATCCTGTCCGGGTGTCGCTCTAGCATGCCCACCGCACGATTGCAGGTCGGGCAGAGCAGCCCCCGCACGCACTTGCCGCAGCTCACATGGCGACGGCCCGCACGCCCTGCGACCGTGGTCGGGTTGGGGCAACAGGCACCATCGTGGTCAACCTGAACTGATCGAGGCGCCGTGATATCTAGGGGCAGCTTGCATGCCTTGCAGCGACCCGCCTGGGTGTCCCAGAGCTGCAACCACTGGTCCCTCGTGAGGTTGTGGTTCCTGCACTGATACCCGATGAGCCGGTTGAGACGCTCGCTCGGTGTCTCCATCGCTCGGCTGTATAAGCCTCTGAGTCTGTCGTATTCCTTCTTGGTCAAAGGATTCGTCATGGCTTCTTCTTGTTCAGTATGTCCATGATCTGTTGAGGTTGTCCTCTTCGCTTTTTGTCAAAGGGGATATAGGGGTTTCTGTTCTGTTCTGCTCTGCTCTGCTCTGGTACCGTTATCCCCCCCCTGTTTTGATCTCGCCACTTTTGCTGACGCGAGGCCGACGTTGGGTCGACTTGATAGCGAGAGTAGTTTGACACTGCCACGACACCGTCTCCACTTTCTGTCAGCAGCCCGATGTCCACAAGGTTATCCACAGCCCTCCCAAGGCGGGAGCCGATCACCTGCTTGACGTGCAGGCGGCTCTTGAACACCCCGGCTGACCGTAGCGTCTTGACCTCAGCGATGATCGTGACAAAGGCTCTGAACTGCATGTCGGTCAGCCCCGCGATCTTGGGGTCCTTGTGCGCGTTGACGTCCCATTTGACCCATAGGCTCATCTGTTCCTCCTCCTCCTAGTTGGGGAGCGGCAGAACCCGCTACCGCTCCCCGGTGCTGTCTAGAACGGCAGCTCTTCAAGGCTCTGCTCTTGGACTGCCTTGCCGTCCTGTGCGGCGAGCCAGTCCACGCTCGGCTTGTGGCGGCAGAACTCACCGTTCGTCTTCCCGCTACAGGTCCAGAAGGCGCTGTACTCCTTGCCAGCCTTTGACACGCCCGCTGGCTTCAGCGTCCAGGGCGTGCGGTGTTCGGGACACTCGCCGCCCGAGAAGATCATTGCCGCCTTCAGTGCGGCGTCAGGTGTGAACACAGCACCCTCTGGCTTCGGTCTAGGAGCCACGGAGACAGCCGATTGACCGCCCCCTGCACCGTAGAGGCTCCTTGCCACGCCGAGCTGCGCTGCGCAGCGTTTCAGGGCGTCTGACGTGGCGCTCTTGAGCGGCTCCTGATCATCTGGGCCATTGGGGTATCCGACGTCTTCCTTGACGGCAGCCAACGGACCGACTGTGACGGTCAAGGTGCCGAGGATGACGCAGCGCGCCGAGTCCGCCACCTTGATCTGAAACTCCCAACCCAGAGGACCGAACACGCTGTCAAGCCTGGCTGCCACAGCGCGTGAATCTACATAGGTAAACTGCATGCCGGCGCGCCCAGGGCGCGTCTTCAAGTCCTCCGGTGCGAACGGTGCGTTCAACAACTCGATAAGGTCCCTACTCATTCTCCATCCTCCTTTACCTTCAACCTGAATACCCGCGCCCCAAGATTCTCTTGGGTGTACGCATTGACCGTGTCCTCCGTGATCCCCTCCTCTGCTACCAGCAACTTCCAATCCGTCTTTCGGGTTGGCTTGTTCTGCTTCCATGTTGCGACCCATCCGTCGCCGATGATCCCCTCACGCTCCGCGATCTCCTCCTTGATCGCAATGGCGTAGGTGGCGATCTCCTCGTCTAGCAGCTTGATTTCGTACTGAGCGTCTGCGTAGCGTTTGGCGATGCGGTTCAGCTCGCGTGAGGCCGTGCCAAGCACCGAGTTCCTCTGGGGAGTCAACTCCTCAAAGGTCGGCGAGTCTTGCCCGGTCATCGGCGGCGGGGTGTCGCTGGCAATCAGTTCGCGGAACGCCTCTGCCTTGGCAAAGAGTTCGGACTGATACGCCTGGTCGGACATCACGCGCTCGATTCTGAAGATCAGACCGCCCAACAGCACAACGACGTCACACCATTTCGCCCCTGTAATCAGGAGCTGCCAGTGAACCTGTGCGAGAACGAAGCCTGGAATCGGCTGGATGTCCCATGCCCGGCTCGCCGAGGTTTTCAGTTCTACGATGCCGTCTGGCTCCCCGACGATGGTGCGGTCAAGCGATGCCATCGCCCACGGAGCGTTCTTCAAGCGCACCACACCGTTGGACTTACGCAGCTTGACGCCACGCTCGCCTTCGTAGTAGCGCCCAACCGTGTCTTCTAGCAGGATGCCTCGGTGGGCAGCCTCGCCGACTGGCTGATCCTCTACGCGGCCTGTCTTCTCCGCCCACAGCCTGAAGGGGCTTTTGTAGGGCGACAGCCCAGCGATGACCGACACGTCGGTTGCCGTGATCCCCTGCTTCCTGAGTGCAAACCACCCAGGGCTGCGCTGTGGTGCGCCTCGCACGAACTCAAATCGCTTACTCACTTTGCCTCCTCCTGCCGCCAGCGGCGGTCTACTTCTACGATCCTCCTGCCAATCCACTCGGCGACTGGAGCGACCACGCCGTTGCCGCAGCATCGGTAGCGGTGTGAGTCCAGCCCGACTGGGAGCAGATCATCCTCCTCTGCCGTGCCACCTACACTGTCAAGCAGCACGGCTGGCGCCCCTGCGGTCAGCGTCAGCGGATCTGCGATCTCGTTGAGCTGCGTTGGTTGTCGGCTGTACGCACTCGGAAACGAGATGATTGAATCAGCGTCCATCCGTCGGGCCAGCCCATCAGCCGCTCGCACTCCGTCGGCGTCAGGCGTCTGACTTGATTGCTCTGTGGCTGCTCCGTGCCGATTGCTTCCAGGGCCGTCTGGAGAGCTGCTGGCAGCACCTTGCCTCTGCGGTTGGCTCGGCGAAGGATGCCGCTCGCAGCCTTCGCACTCAAGGAGAACCTCACCGGCGCGTTTGGATTCAAGACTTGCGACAAGGAACACTCGTCGGCGTCGCTGGGCGACTCCGAAGTAGCGAGCGTCCAGAGTTCGCCACGAAACGCCATACCCGAGTTGCTCCATTTCATAGAGAAGCCGTCCGAAATCAGCGCCGCTGTTGGAACTGAAGAGTCCAGGGACATTTTCCAGCACGAGCCACCGAGGTCGGCGTTGCTCAACAAGGTCGAGGAAGGTGAAGGCAAGACTGCTTCGCTTGCCTGCGAATCCAGCTCGCTTGCCTGCGACGCTGAGGTCTTGGCAGGGGAACCCGCCTGACCAGATGTCTGCCTCTGGAATGTCATTAGCGTCCACCTCCGTGATGCTTCCCAGATTCGGAGCGTCTGGGAATCGCTCTGCCAACACCGCGTTGGCGTATGGGTCGATCTCGCTGATGCTGACCGTCTCAATGCCAGCGCGCTCAAAGCCGAGGTCAAGACCGCCGACCCCGCTGAAGAACGATGCGTGCCTCACTTAGCCCTCCAAAGGTTCATTCTGTCCACTGCTCTAGCCATACCACCAGTGCCTGGGAATAAATCATCTACCTGATCGCCATCCTGGTAGTTGAGGAGGTCCAGAATC